GCGGCAATGCCATTGTCTCATCTTTGACATCTCCAATACACAACAGCTCAACAACCCTGTCATTACAGACAGGCGGCACAACAGGCTTGTATATTGATGGTTCGCAGAAGGTAAGTATCGGAACATCTACTCCCTATACAAGATTAAATATTTTTTCTCCTTCCGTTTCAGGATCTAATGAATGGAATTGGTTCAATACAAACACTGGTGGCGCACTTCCAAATTCTAACATAACGACGGGTATTGCGTTAGGTGGTAACTATTCCAATGGTAACGCTGAAGGTAACATAATTTATGGAAACTATCTTACTTTTGCCAAGGTAACTGGCTCTGCTTATTTAGAAACAATGCGCATTGACTCCTCTGGCAATCTGCTGGTGGGGACGACGAGTGCGCTTGGAAAGTTTACGTCATTAGCTGCAAATGGTGGAGCAGCAATTGCAACAAACAATACCAGCGGAACTGCAAATTATTACGGCGCATTATTTTATAACAATGGCAGTTCGACAAGTTTGTGTGGGACGATTTCCATAAGCGGAACGACCACTGCATACAACACCTCATCCGACTATCGCCTTAAAACAAACGTCACACCATTAACCACGGCTCAAAGCGGCCCAATCATTGACGCTTTAAAACCAAGTCAATTTACTTGGACAACTGACAATACACCAGACGTTGGTTTCATCGCACATGAAATGCAAGCGGTTATACCAAAAGCGGTAACTGGCGAAAAAGACGCAGTTGATGCCGAAGGTAAACCAGTTTACCAGCAAGTAGTTGTTTCCTCACCAGAAATTATCGCTTATCTTGTTGCTGAAATTCAATCGCTTAGGGCAAGACTTAAAGCAGCAAATATAGCATAAGGAGTATTTAAATGGCTAATACATACACATGGTCATTCCCAACATTGACCGCATATCCAACATACGAAAGCCAAACAGACGTTGTGTACACAGTGCATTGGGTACTTAGCGGTACTGATGGAAATGGTCACAATGGTTCAGTTTATGGAACTGTTGGCTTAACTTACGTTGCTGGCTCGCCTTACACGCCATTTGCTCAATTGACTGAATCTCAAGTACAGGGATGGGTCACATCGGCTTTGGGTGCAACTCAGGTTTCCGCACTAGAAGCCAATATTGACCAACAAATCCAACAACAGATTACACCAACATCGGTTAATCTGACACCGCCTTGGGGTGTGTGATTATTCATGTTTTACCAGCATCTTCTCTTGGCGAGGTAAAAGTGAAATGGTATATAAATACTGTTCAAACAGGGGGTAACCAATGAACGTGACATTAAGCTTAACAGTCGATGAAGTTAACTACATTCTTCAAGCACTTGGGCAACGTCCATTTGCTGAGGTTCAATCATTGATCTTCAAGATCAAGCAGGATGCAGAAAGCCAGCTGGCTACGGCACCCGCACAAGAAGCGCCAACAACGGTTGACGCGCCAGCCTCGTAGGAGTTACCCATGGAAATGCAGACCCTAATTGACACAGCTGTAGGAGCGGGGTTTGCGTTGGGTGGTTGGCTAGGCCGACAAGTATGGGATGCGGTACAAAAAATGAAGGAAGACATCCACCGATTAGAAGTGGACCTTCCTTCAAACTATATTAGAAAAGATGAATTTTCAGACGCAATTCGTGAAATTAAAGATATGTTAGCTAAGATATTTGATAAATTAGATGCCAAAGCGGACAAATAACTGATATATATCATTCATTCTCAACAAGAGGGGATTACTATGGGGAAGCAAATTGGACCCGTTAACAATCCTCGCATTAGCGCAAACGGCATACGGCGCTATTAAATCAGGTATTGCCGCTGGTAAGGAAATTCAGGGTATGATGCAGGACGTTTCCTCATTAATGGGGAGCGTTGGTGAAATTACCCGTATGGTGGCAGATCCACCCAAAAGTCTTTTCCAATCCAAGGAAAGCGCCGAAAAAAGGGCAATGGATGCCTATGCCGCCAAACAGCAAATTAACCAATGGATGCAGGAAGCGCAAAACCTTTTTGTGTCACAATATGGTTATGGTGAGTGGATACGCCTTCAGGAAGAGATTACCCGAATCAAGAAGGCTGATCGCCTTGCCGCCGAGAAAGCAGCTAGAGAAAAAGCTGAGTTTTTACGTGGCTTGGCAGTATGGGGGAGTGTTTTTATCCTCGTATTTGTGGTAATTATAGTTGTGTTTTTCGTAGCTTACATCCTCACTGTGAAAGGCTAATTCCATGCAAATGTCCGAAGGTGGTTTAAACGCCCTCACAAAGCCATTTGAAGGCTGCAAGTTGACTGCCTACCGCTGTCCAGCTGGTATCCTAACCATCGGCTATGGACACACTTCTGCGGCAGGTGCGCCTGAAGTTAAGGAAGGCATGACGATTACCCAAGAGGATGCTAATCGTATCCTAGCCGCTGACATGGTTAAGTTTGAGAACGATGTTAAATCTTTGGTGAAGGTTGAATTAACACAGCATCAGTTCGATGTTTTGGTCGATTTTTGCTATAATGCTGGTAAGGGAAACCTTGCATCTTCAACTCTTTTAAAATGCGTCAATGCAGGTCAGTTTGAAAAAGTCCCAACAGAATTACAAAAATGGACACGGGGTGGTGGGAAAGTCCTCCCAGGCTTGGTACGCCGCCGCAACGCAGAATCGGAATGGTGGACAACGGGTGGCAAACCCATTGAAGAGCAGGAACATCGCGCTACCCCTGACACACCGCCAACCAAGACAATGGCAGACAGTAAGCAAGGAAATACTGCCTTGGCCACTTCTGCGCTTGGCGTGGCTGGTGCAGCTAAAACCCTTACCAGCAATGCGCAAGACTATGTTGGTCAGGCGCAATCAGCGAACGATCTATTTACCCAGATACAAAGCCTTCTTTCCAATACGACTTTCGACATGTTTGCGATTATCGTCTTGTGCGGAGTCGCCATCTGGTACTTTAGATCAAAGCATTTAGAGGAACACGGAGTGTAAGATGTTTGCCTTTTTCCTGACACCGATAGGGAGATATGTAGGTACAGCAATTATTGTTGTGCTGGTGTTGACGGGGGTGTATTATAAAATTAGCACCGATGCTGTTAACGCATACATTAACAAGGAAAACACGCAATCTTTGGAGAAAGTCGATGAAGCCATTAAAGCTGGGGATGCTATTGATTCCGTTGACGCTAATTCTGCAAGGTTGCGCGACCCAGATTCCTTTGAACGGAAGTAGTGCTTGCACTGTCTGGACTGGTGTCAGCTGGTCACCAAAGGACACTGACGAGACAATACGTGGCGTAAAAGAAAATAATGCTCGTCGCCAAGCTTATTGCAAAGGTATTAAGTAATGTCAGTTCCAACAAATGCGCTAACGTACAATGGGTACATTAACCAGATCGGTACGATGGCCGTTGTTGATACTTTTACACCTACAACGAATACAACAATTAATGGCATTACTTATTTAGCAAATGTGGCTTATGGCGGCACATTATCGCAGCCCGACACTAATTTTAATAATTTAATTCCACAAATGCTAAATTACGCTGAATTGCGCATTCAACGTGATTTGGATTTATCGCAATCCGTAACTAGCAACTCAAACTATACACTTTCTGTGGGCAATAACACACTTTCTATCTCTGTTAATGATTTTGTTACCCTTCAGACCGTAGGTATAGTATCTGGCACTGCAACATTGCCTCTTATCCCTACATCTAAGGAATATATTCAAAATGTTTATAATGACAGTTCTTACCTTTCCACTCCGAGTGTTTTTGCAATTTATGGTGGAGACGCTGCATCTAGTGGAAATACGTCACAAAATATTATTGTCGGACCGTACCCCAATTCATCGTATCCTGTTTTATTAACGGGTACAATTCGCACACAGTCGCTTTTTCAATTTGCCACATCAAGCTTAGCAAATAGTTCGACAACATTTATCAGCACCTATTTGCCTGATCTTTTGATTATGGCGTCAATGGTCTACATCTCTGCATATCAACGCAACTTTGGGCGTGAGTCGGATGATCCTGCAATGGCGCAAAGCTATGAGGGTCAGTATCAGGCACTTAAACAAAAGGCAATTGAAGAAGAGTTTCGTAAGAAGTTTGCCGCATCTGCGTGGACTTCTATGTCTTCTCCAGTTGCTGCTACACCTACAAGGTAATTAAATGCCCCACGCACAGGTAAAAATTACTCCTGGTGTCGATCAAAATGAAACCCCCGCATTAAATCAAGCGGGCCTTTCATTCACTAATCTTGTGCGTTTTGTTCCAGATCGAAATGGCTTTGGTTTAGTTCAAAAGCTTGGTGGTTGGCTGACTTATTTTCCTAATAAAATAGGTTCTATTGTTCGCGCTTTATGGGCATGGGAAGATACTAACTCAAAAGCTTGGCTTGCTGTTGGTGCGGAATATGGTGCTGGTAATTCAAATACATTAAGTGTCATTAATAATGGCAGTAGAATAAACATTACCCCCAGAACAATTGAAGACAACGTAATGCCAGTGTCTGTCTCAACGACAACTGGAAGCAATGTTGTTACAATTAATGACTCTGGCGCGACAATTACAAGTTACGATTCTGTATTTATTAAAACACAAATATCTGTCGGTGGATTAATACTTTATGGATTTTATCCAGCCATTACTGTTGGCACGGGTACGTTTGATATTTTAGCTACAAATGCCCTTGGTGGTCCTGCATATGCCACAAGCACAGTCACAAATGGCGGTTCTGTACCTCAATTTTCAGTGACAAGCGGAAGCGCATCAGTAACTGTAACATTAAACAATCATGGTTACGTGGCTGGTAATACATTCCCTGTTCTTGTGTCGACAACAATTGGCGGCATAACATTCTTTGGTAATTACATTGTTCAAAGCGTCACAGATGCCAACAATTTTGTAATTACTGGTTCAACGACAGCATCATCGACGACGAATGGATATTTGAACGGCAATCAAGCACAATATGATTATTATATTGGAATTGGGCCAGTTCCTGCTGGTACGGGTTATGGCATCGGTGGTTATGGTTCTGGTGGGTATGGGACTGGTACAGCTATTACTCCTACCACAGGTAATCCAATCCAACCAACAGATTGGACAATGGACAACTGGGGACAGATTCTTATAGCATGTCCAGTTGGCGGAGCGATTTACTATTGGGACCCAACATCTGGTAATTCTGTCGCCACAGTAGATAGTTCTGGTCCTGTTGTTAATGATGGTATTTTTGTGGCAATGCCTCAGCGTCAAATTGTAGCGTGGGGCAGCACATTAAATGGAATACAAGACCCACTGCTTGTACGTTGGTGTGATATTAATGACTTCACCAGCACAACAAGCTGGATTGCATTGACTACGAATCAGGCTGGTTCTTATCGCATCCCTAAAGGTTCTAAGATTGTTGGCGCAATTCAGGCACAGCAACAAGGTTTGATATGGACCGACATTGGCCTTTGGTCAATGCAATATATTAATCAGCCATATATTTATTCATTTAACGAATTAGGTACGGGCTGCGGATTAATTTCCAGAAAAGCTGCGGCATCGCTGAATAATGTTGTTTACTGGATGGGTCAAAGCCAATTCTGGACATACTCATCAGCTGGCGTTGTCCCGCTCCCATGCCCAATTTGGGACGTGATATTCCAAGATTTGGATGAGACAAACCTTAATAAAATAAGAGTTGCAGTCAACTCAAACTTTGGCGAAATTTCTTGGTTCTATCCAAATATTAGCGATGGCGGCGAAGTTAACGCTTACGTTAAATACAACGTATATATGCAACAATGGGATTTTGGTACGTTATCTCGCACCGCTTGGATCAATCAAAGTGTGCTTGGACCACCCATTGGCGCATCTTCTGATCAATATATTTACCAGCACGAAACATCGCCAGACGCAGCTTATAATGGCGTTAATAACCAACCAATGCAATCAAGCTTCCAAACGGGTTATTTCGCCTTATCAGAGGCTAATGTGAAAAACTTCATAGATCAGGTATGGCCTGATATGAAGTGGGGTTATTACAACGGGAATGTTAATGGCGGCGCAGTGTACCAAAACCCGACTGCCACAGTCCAATTAACATTCTATGTTACGGATTATCCAGGCGACACGCCCCGTTCTTACGGACCTTACACGTTAACTCAAGGGACAGAATTTATAAGTCCTCGGTTCCGTGGCCGTTTGATTTCTATACAAATAAACAGCAATGATGTTGGTTCGTGGTGGCGGCTTGGCGGCATAAGATATAGATACCAACCCGACGGGAAGTACTAATGGCAAGTTTAGACGATATTTTCACCACCTCCAAAAACATTGTTACGGCACTAAACACGTCGTCCCAAACAAGCTTGGCTTTAAACGGCAATAAAACAGCCGTTGCGGTATCTGCACAACGAGTTGTTGTCCAAGGCGCTGCGCGTGTGCTTCGTGTAAGCGTAACAACAGCTGGTTCGACAAATGGTGCGATTTATGATGCCGCCAATACAACAACATCCACATCAGCATCAATCATAGCATCCATACCAGAGGCTATTGGGGTATATGAATTTAATATCCCCGTGGTTAATGGAATTGTTGTAACGCCTGGAACTTCACAAGTCCTCACACTTATCTATTCTTAAGCGGGAAAATCGTGTATTATGCTGGAACATTTGGGGAATTAATATGCCGCTGATCAAAGGATCTTCGCGTAAGGCTATATCCAGCAATATCTCGGAAATGGTCCATTCGGGCCACCCGATTAAGCAAGCTATTGCCGCCGCACTTAGCACAGCCCGTGAAGTGTCTAAAAAGCGTCCCCATCGTGCTTTTGGCGGCCATACACCCAATTTCATTATGCAAACAACCAAACCGCAAGCTGGTATGTTTCATTCACCTGCAATGCCTAAACCAGCATCGCCAAAGCCTGTTAAGCCACCAGAAGCTAAGGTCACAACCAATCGCATTCATGTTGGCCCTATTCATAGCCAAGTTGCTGGCCGTACAGATCATCTACCCATCCATGTCGCAAGCGGATCTTATGTTATTCCTGCCGATATTATTTCCTCAATGGGTGAAGGTAATACAATAGCTGGTTTTAAGGTCGCTAAAAGCATCTTTAATCGTCCACTTTATGGCGGTGGTTCAATGCCATATGGCGCGCCTGGCACACCTTACGGACAACCCCAAGTTAAGAAAGCAAAAGGTGGGGCATTAACAAGTGATTCGCCTGTGCCGATTGTGGCTGCTGGTGGGGAATTTGTTATCCACCCCGATGACGTTACTTGGATTGGTGGTGGCGACATTAACAAGGGCCATGACACATTAGACAAATTCGTGCGTGAACAACGCAAGAAAACTGTGAAGACACTCAAAAATCTTCCAGGACCAAAAAAGAACTAACCCATAGAGAGAGGGTCTATGAGTGATGAAGTGAAAGTGCGTGTTGGCACTAAAGACGACGTTGATGGCATGATGCAATTAGCGTTGGCTGCGTGTGAGGAGAATGGTTTGACTAACCCGAATCCAACTAAGTTGCTTGCTGAGATTTGGGCAGCACTTAATCTGGAACGGGGAATTGTTGGAATCATTGGTGCGCCAGGTAAACAGTTCGAATCGGCAATCCTTCTTCGCACAGAACCAATGTGGTATTCGGATGATCTGACCCTGATTGAACGGGCCATTTTCGTCCATCCAGATTACCGCAGTGCCAAGGGTGGTCGCGCACGTAAAATGTGTGAGTTTGCTAAGGCCGCTGCCGATAAGCTTGGCATCCCCTTGGTAATTGGAATCTTAAGTTCTAATCGGGCTGAAAGTAAAGTCCGATTGTATCAACGTCAGTTTGGCGAACCTCACGGGGCATATTGGTTATATGGCGCTAAAACTGGTGGTTGGAAGGATAAATCTGCTGTATAATCAGCGGAAATTAGGAGTTTAGGGTGAAGACCTGCACTAAGTGTAATATTGCCAAGCCACTAGATGCGTTCACGAAACGCGCATCTAGTTGCGATGGTTTACATATATGGTGCAAGGAATGCAAGAATGAAGATGAGCGTTTCCGTAGATCCTTGGATAGGGATAAACAGCGCGCTAAATCGAAAGATTATTACGCTAGAAATAAGGAAAAGAAATTAGCTTATTTTAAAAAGCGTATGTCCAATCCAGAGATTTACGCAAAAAAACTTTCTCAACAAAAAGAGTGGTCTAAAAATAATTATGGGAAGATTTTAGATTACGATAGAAAATATAAAGAAAATAATAAAGATGTTCTAAAG